AACAGCAAATGCGCCATTACCATACCATTCACCGCGTACAACTCTGCCAGTGGCTTGAGTTGTTGCCATTTGTGTAAGGTTTGTAGTTTCGAAATAAGTCGCTGAACTAGGTACAGGAATAATAACCCCTACGCCTGTCGAAGTAAATTGACCTTGTGTAATAATTGTAGCCATTTTATCTCCTATTAGGTTACTTGGAATGTTGTTACATTCAGTCCAGAAACCCAGTTTGTGTTTGTAATCGCACGAGCGATAGCAAAACGTGCATAAAGACCGCTATTTTGTCCGACATTAGACACGACCCATGAAGGACGTGAACCAATCACGGCGGTATATTGGTTCTGCTCAATTTTTGCAGCAGCTTCTAAACCAAACATTGGGATTGTGTAAACGGTATTACCTCTCATAGATGCGCCTGGATTTTTTGCAGCTTTCGAGCTTACGAAGAATCTAAAACGACTTACGGAGCAATATTCTTCTGGTCTTAGACCTTCTTGAGAAGGATAAGCGTTTTTCAAAAGAACACCTTGGATTGCTTGTAGATCACGTGTAAGCGATGTGTGTGCAAGTGCTATAAAGGAGTCTCGTGTGGGCCCGGTCGAATACTTATTCATGGCATCTACGCTTTCAAGCATAGTGCGAGCGTCATTGTTCAACAGGATTGTTTCGATGTTGTTCACGTCTCCAAAACTAGTATTACTTGGAGAGTCGCCATTGCCACCCCCTGTAGCGTTGATATATGATACGCTTGAGCTAAACAAGTCGCGCATTAAAAGATCTTCCTTTTCTCTCATCCACTGGCCAAGTAAAGCCGTGAATTTCGAATAGGTTTTTGGATTTTCCCAAAGGATAACTTGCTCATTAACAACGATACTCTTTGCAAATATTTCCATCTTAGCATCGATATCGGAACGGACTGGGACTTCTGGAGCTGGATCAATACCTGATCCGTCAAGTTGTCCACCATCTGTATTAAGACGATCAAAGCGCGACATACGCGTAGTTTTGCCGAGGTAAGCCTCTGCATGATAGAGATCCACGCCAAAGCTGTGAATCAAGTTAAACATCGGGGTGGATAAAAAATCTTCTAATGCTTGTACTGGAACTTCTGGTCCCAGATTATTAATGTTTGTGATTCCTGAGGGGAATGACATGATATACCTCATAAAGTGTTAATGTTTCTTGCTGGCGAGGCAGTAAAATCATCCACACGTTGACGAGACGTATATCAGTCTATGAATTGTAAGGGTGCGAGGCCTTATTTCTGCTGATCCGAAGATATGACAAAAGTTATATTTGTGTAAACATTTTTATTTTCATTGAGAAAAAATCCACATTTCATGTATCATCCTAACATTACCTTAAACACATAGGTGCAACATGGATGATGTAAACTTAGGAAATATTTATGGGGATTGGAAAATTTTAAACGAAGTTGAAGACCCTAGACCTGGAAAATATTATGAATGTCAATGTATTTGTGGGAAGATTCAGAACGTGCATTTTACATCAATGAAATTAGGAAGGTCTAAAAGATGTTGGGATTGCGGTCGAAAAAAAACATCTAAAACCGAAGAAATGATCGGAAAAAGATTTGGTAAATGGATTGTTTTGTATGAAACAGGAGAAAGTTTTCATTCATTAAAATATATGTGTAGATGTGAATGCGGATTTGAAAATGAAATTCACGGCCCTCATTTAAGACAGGGAAATTCCACAATGTGTCGTGATTGTAGCAATAAAATAAAATCCAGAAACAATATAACACATGGAAAATCTTATACACCTACATATAAAATATGGAATCAAATGCACCAACGTTGTGATAACCCAAATACTAAATTTTTCTATCGTTATGGTGGCCGCGGTATTTCTGTCTGTGAGAGATGGAATGAATTTAGGAATTTTTTAAAAGATATGGGGGAACGACCCCCCAACATGGATTTAGATAGGATTGACAATGAAGGTAATTATGAGCAATCAAATTGCCGATGGATATCTCATAAAGAAAACTGCAATAACCAATCACGTAAGAAAGTTATTGCATAGAAAAAGATTTTCTATCTTTTTGCATGCGTTCCCAGTTTGCTTTTTTACGAGCTTCATCAAGCTGCCACGGTGCGCCTTTTGGTGTTGTATCGGTTAAATTAGGTGTAGCTGCTTGAGGCTTCATCATATTTTGCTCAATTCTTTTGGAGTCGGCTTGTTTATTTGCGTATGGCACTAATTTTTTCATAGTATCGTAAATTGCATCCCATTTTTCTTGAGTGTTTGGCATTGCTGCATAAGCTTGTGATATCTTTGGGTGATGGTAATCAAGATAATCTAAATTTTCTGATGAACACACTTGATCAAAATCTCTATAGGTATTTCTCAATCTATTCGGTAATTGCTCTATTTCCTGTTTTTTTCTTTCTTCTTCGTATTTCAAGCGTTCTTTTGCTAATGCGGCGGCAACCATATCGGCGACACGTTCTTCGTCCGATTTTTGTTGGTATTGGTCTTGTTGTTGTTGTGGTACGTTTTTATTGACTAGGGCTTCCATAGCCGCCCTCAACGCTTCCGCTTCTTGTCTTTTGGCCTCCGCACGTTGTTCGGCTTCTACACGCGCTTTTCGATCCTTTTCTCGCTCTTCACGGAATTTAGCCCAATTTGGCTTATTACCGTCGGACATATTGTCTTGAGCATCCGTTATAACTTCAGTTTTCACCGCATCGGGTTGACTTTCAATATTTGTTTGAGTATCTTGCGTTACAGGTTTTGCTTCTTGTTTTTCATCTGTCATATTAAAGGACTCCTGTGAATAGTGATAATTTTGAAGTTATGAATATCGAAATGCAGAAAATAAAAAAAGATTTTCTGAAGCAGATTTCGGACTATAAAAGTAATATGACACGTTTTGAGCAAGATGCACCAATTGAAGTTTTATGTTTGCCACCTGAAATATTAAGCATTCTCCACAGTAACAACCTTACCCGTGTGTTCCACTTGACCGGCGACGACCTTACTAAAATCAAAGGCCTCGGAGTCGCCAGGATTGGCTATATCAACACCCGATTGCATCAATTCCTCGGAATGTAATTTAAAATATTCATCTTGAGATAACATACTTATTTTATGTTCATCTCTTATGTCTTCCCAAAATTTAGCGCGATAAAAAGAACGACTCCAGCTTTGCATCGTTTGATATTTTTTATCGACGATTTTTCCAGGCGTTGCTAAGATGGCCATAGCTTCCGGGCACGGCAACACCCATAAACGCTTTACAATACGATCTAATACCTTGTTATATAGCCACACGCCTTGATTTGGACGTGGGGATGGTAAATAAGGCCAACAATAAAATTTACGCCGTCTTAGGTTGACTAAAAGAGGATCTGAGGCAATAACCATCACAATGCAATACTCAATCTGATTTATCTTGTCTGCATATGTATGTGCTGATTCTAAAAGCTGCCCCAAAACGTCATCGGTTGAACCATGTGCCACTTCTAAGGCATCATATTTTGTTTGATCTGATAACGCCTTGTGAGACAATTGCCCGGATGTTTTGAATTCAGTCATTTATTTTTTCTTTTTAGAATCTTTTTTTTCTTTTTTTTCATGAGACTTAGACTCTTTGGCCTCATGTTTCTTAGATTCTTTTTCAGTCTTCTTTACCGTCTTAGATGACTGAATTTTCTTTTTCAATTTTTCGTCGTCTTTTATCTGATCACGAAATTCCTTATCATCTTTTTTGATATGCTTGATTAGCATTTTTTTTTCTGATGTCTTCATTTTTCTTATGTAAAGCGGCTTTACATCCCTTAATTATCTTGATCGTTTATCTTAATATGTGTTTTAGGCCATTCCTTAACGCCTTTTGCGATAAAGTTGTCCTGCTGTACATTTTTTCTAGGCTTTGGGAAAATAGACGATGAAACGTCCATTTCCCAATGCTCTTTTGATTTTCTTACTGCTTCTGAACGATGATCCATAAGACCTCTTAGTATTTCATGCGATTGGATTTTACGTAGCCAGACAATTTATTCACGGATTCTGAAAGCTCTTTTTCGTTATCCATGCCATATTTTGAATATCTTGTGTCTGACACGCTTGTATTGTTTAGTGATTTTTCACTGTGTCCTGATTTAGTTGCCTCTTTAAAAGCACCCATGTTTCCTTCTCTTTTCATTGCCTACTCCTTCCCAAAAGGGATTGTTGTGTTTAAAATTTACTTTGCATATTTCTGGATAATATTTCCAGTATTTAAATTAAACGCCTGCCATTTGCTGGTTTTGAGGTTGATTTTCTGGGTCGTTTTGCGCTTTCATTGCCATAGCCATTTCGTAAGATTGCTTAATAAGATTAATATCCATTTCTTCCAGTCCTAGCATAGATTTAACAAGGTCAAGCTCTGCCTGCATTTTTTTAAGCTCTGCGCCAGCTTCAAGATCTTTTTGTTTTGAATATTCAGTTTGAGCTTTAGCCTGATTAACCATTATTTTTGATTGTTCAGTCTGATTTTGCATTTCGGTTTGTTGTTGTTGCTGTTGCATCTGGCCTTGCACTTGTTCTTCCATCTCTTGAATAGCTTTCTTTTTATTCGTGATAAACGCAGCGCGAAGGATTGTTTTATCTGCTATAGGCATGCCAAGCTCTCTAAAGTCTAATAGCTGCTTTAATTCCATTTGACGCTGTGTTGTGGAGTAATTACCCTCTTCTACAGCAATCCCAAATTTCTGACTAAAGTTTAAAAAGAATCTTGGATCAGGAACATGGCCTAAAATGTTTTTAATCTTTCCCTCTGAAAATTGCGCTTTGATTGCTTTCATACGCAATTTACCATAAAGCCTCTGTGTCATATCTGAACGGTCAAATATATTTTGAAGTGTAACCAAACCAGCGGATTGACGAAGCATAGATAATATACCCGATTTATCGTCGTCTGCCATACCAAGAAGCTCTTCATTAACACCTGATATTTTTGTGATATCCTCTGATAGACTTCTTGATAGTTCCATAAGTGATGGAGGTAATGCGCTAGGCTCTATTCTTTGTATCTCGCTTGGTAGATGGCCGGCCTTTAGAGGTATTAGAAACGCGTCACCTCCTGATGCCTGTCTAAACGCCTTTGGATCGGTCACAGCATCTATAGGATATATCCACCCGGCATTAATTTGTGATTGCAAAATCTGAAGCTCAATAACCTTGCGCATATTATAAAGAAACTGGGGATCTCTAAGATTTCTTATATAGCCCTGGATACGTCCACTATATGACAAAACATCTGGTTCATGATAACATAGATGTGGCACACAGGGGTAATCGTCCACGATTCTTTTATCTGTAGATAATAGATTTTGACCATGATAAATCTCTTTGTCACCTATGCTCAAGCACATTTTAACGGTAGGTATTTGCTTTTTGACTATTTTTAGCCAGG